CGGGTAATGTTCACGGTGACTATGTCTTTAAGTGCCATTTTTAGGCCTCCTATGTTGCAACTGTAAATTCATTGAAAAGTTCTTCGCTCTGCACGATATTCTGCTGCGCATCCACGACAAGATTTTCATCGTCGTCGATGGTTCCAAAAGTCTTGACCTGCGAGATTTCCACGCTCTCGATAGTGAGGGAGCTTCCCTCATAGGCGCGAGCCCATGACATTTCGAGAGTAAGCATGGACTCCCTGCGCCACTGGGCCTGCTGCAAGGCGGGCATGGCTGTAGGGCCGTCGGTCCTCAAGACGGAAACCCCTGCAACCTCGAAGATAGCCTGGATGTCCGGGTCCTCAAGGGACTCCACCAGCTTCATCAAGTTTTCGCCATCGCCTTCTACTTCGCGGAGTTCGACGGAGCCGCGATAGGTAAAAAGCCTCGGGGACGGCCGGTCCGGACGGTCGGCAATCATTCGCGATGCGGTAGTGCCTGCAAGATTCCAGTTTCCCGCATAGTTTATAGAAATAAAGCAGCCTTTCGGAGTAGCCATGTCCTGGTGGCTCTCTACCACTTTTATTTTTTTCGGCAAGACGGAGCGCACCCAATAATAGAGGGCGTTCCAGAGTTCCTCGGCGCTGGTGGCGCTGGTAGTAGGGGCGGTCAATGTTTCAGCCATTTTCTTCGCCCCCTTCCTCGTCGTTGTCACCCTCATCTTCCTCGTCGCCATCATTGAAGAGTGCGGCGATATATTTAAAATGGTTGATAAGGTCGTTCGCAAAGACGAGCTCGCGGATGACTTCCCATTTCTTTCCAGCCCAGATCACAAGGTCGCCCGGAGTATTCGAGCCCTCGGTGCTTACCGCAAGGGCGGTGTTGGAGTAGACCTTCACCATGCCGATGTCGCGGCGGCCTTCAGGTAGGAACTGCAAGTCCTTTCCGTTCACCGGCTGAACCGAGCCTACAAACGTGCCTTCGGCTTCGCTGAATTTCCAGCGGCCGTTCACGAGCTCGGCGGTCCGATGGACCATGCCTATTGTGCGCGGAAACAGGGTGCTCATATCTTCGCCACCTTATACTTGATAGACTGACGGAGAAGGCCCGTGTCGATGAGAGGCCTGGAGCTTTTCTTGCGCCTTTTCGTGCTTTCTGCGTTACCTTCAAACGTTCCTGTGAGAAAAATTCTTTTCATAGCGCCTTCATAGGATGCACCGAGTTTCTTTATCGCATCCATGGCGCTCATCTTCCCGGTAGAAATAGCGGAAAGGTATTTTTTCGAGAGTCCCGCAACTTTCTTTTCGTTCATGATGCGGGTCTGCTGCATGAAAGGACGTGGCGGGATATTGTTCACCGTGCTGCCCTTTTCCATAATAAAGGCGATTTCCGCAAGGCCTATATTCGGGTTATCCTCGTGCCTTTTTGCATCGCTTGGAATTCCCACGAGCGCGACGAGCTTTCGGGCGGCTCTCAACTCCCGCTCGATTTTCGCCTTGCCCATGTCCTTGCTTTCGAACTTAACGTCCATCGCGCCCCCTCGAACCGCAAACGCCGAAAAACGGCTTGCAGCCCTTGCGGAGAGAAATGAGCATCAGGCCCCATCGGGTCTGCGATAGGTCGGCATCGCCCGCGTTCTTGATGGCGGAGGCAACTGCGCCAGAGCCGAAGGAAACGGAAAGGTCGCCTTCGCGCTTGGAGGCGATGGAACCGACGGAGCCGCCTTCGGCATTACCCGAGCCAGCCCCGAGAGTCCCTGCACCCAAAAGAAAAGCGATGTGCGCTGCCATGAGCGCTACGGCGTGGTTGTATTTCACTCCGTAGAAAGCGCGGTCGGTGCGCTCCTTTGCCATCTCTACATATACATCCAAAGACGGGTCCTGCAACAAAGCCGGGGCCACCGCCTGGATATACTGCTCAACGGTCAATGGGGTCACGCTCATGGTCTTTCCGCTCCATCGTTATTACTTCTTGCTGTCCTCGCGGTCCTTCAGTTCCTTCGCGATGGCGTTCTTGCGGTTCATGCCCTTGGCACGGACGGACTCCTTCGCGGAGGCTTCGACGAACTTGTCGGCCTGGGCTTCGGACTGGATTTCGTTCACGACGGCATCGAGCTTGTCGTTCGGGATGTCGTCGGGCTTGCACGGCTCCTCGACATCCTTGCCGTCCTTCTTCGTGGTCTTGTAGATGGGAACGACAATTCCGGCCTTGATCTTCGCATCGAGCGTGGACTTGGCCCCTTCCCAGATCTTGTCGTCAATGACGTTGATGCCGGGCACGAGCATCAGCTTCTGCTTGCCCTCGCCCATTTCGACGACCAACATGTTTGCGTTCTTGTAGTTTACCAGCATAATCTTATCTCCTGTTAGATAATTATTGCTTGCCCGAGGTTAAAAAAATTGGGTGCAGGGCCGGGCATGACCCTACACCCAAATTAAGAAAGGTCGGCAGACTATTTAATACAAAATGGCTACACTCTGTACATCCCCGCCTGCCGGGGGTGTCTCTTCACAGGAGACTTGATTAGAGGCCATCGCAGAACACGACGGACATCGGGTAGTAGACAATCGTGCCGCCGGTAGACTGCAAGCAAGGAATGTCGTACACCATGCCGGTGAGCTGCGGCGGCATCTGTTCGAAGCGCTGCGGGATCAGGACTTCGACCTTCAGCGGGTCGCGGGCGTAGGCCACGACGCGGGAAGCGCCGCCTGCACCTGCGGTAGCGAGGTCAGCAACCCAGTCGATGCGGGTAATCTGCGGGAAGTTCTCGCGGATGAAGCCGAGCACCGTCTTGTCGCGGTTACTGCCATACGGCGTGTTCTGGAGCTTCAGGTAGAGCGAGAGCGGCAGGATGACCGTATCCGGCTGTTCAATGCCGTTCGTGCTTTCCGGAGCAGCGGAGACAAGGCCAGCGAAGTCGGCAACGATTTCGTCGGCGGTCTTTCCGCTCCAAGCCTTGCCACCACCGGCGCCGTTTGCGGCCACGTATTCGGTGATGCCTTCGGCATTCCAGAAACCGGGCAGGCCGGACTTGGCATCACCCTTCCAGGCGATGGAGTCCTGCTTCTCGTCGATGGCGCGGCGGGCGGCTTCGGCACGCTTCGCATCAAGGGCGACACCGGCCTTCTGGGCGCGACGGATTTCCTTCACGGAGTAGCCGTAGGAAACTCCGAGGTCCTTGACCGGGCTGGAGTGTTCAACGCCAGCGATGTCGGCACGCGGGAAGTCGTTTGCGTAGTCCGCGATGATCTTGGCCATGCCCACCTTGTCGTAGGAACGCCAGATGAAGTGGGTTGCGCCGGGGTCCTGCTCGGTGGAAACCGGCAGGAGGGAGAGGGCCTTCAGGGCCTTGTGCTGCACGTCGTAGGTGCGGCTCTTGACAAGAGCAAGCTGGTTGTCGAAGAACACCTGCTCGTCAGCATCGAGTCTCATTTCATTCATGTTAGCCATGATAAAAACTCCTTTTGGATGGATTAGCCGAGGTCAACGATGACGAGGTCATCGGCAGCTTCAGCGGTGGAACGAGCGAACCAGCCAGGGTTCAGGATAGCATCTGCGCCGGAGGTGCCGTTGGCGACGGTCACGGTCTGCGTGCCGTCGTTAGTGGTGCCAGTCACGGCGATGTCGTTGGCGGCGACACCCTTATCCTTGGCGGTGAGGGTCACGACGGCAGAAGCGACGGAAGCGACAAACGGGATGTCGAGCTTTTCAAGTTCGGCCTTGAGCGCGGCGGCGACATCGGCAGCGGCGACGGTGCCGGTCTTGGTGGCAACCTGGGCGACCTTATCGCCAACCACAACGGTCACGACCTTATCGGCGGCAGAAGTGCCAGCAAGCGTGATGGTCACGGTGCGCTTCGCGCCAGCGGCGGCGGAAGTCTTTGCGACGATCTTGCCAGTGGATGCGTTCACGGACACTTCGGCATCGGCGGAGATAGCTTCGCCAGCAACGCCGAAAATCTTGCCGGTGCGGCAGACGTTCACGGCATCCTTGTCCTTGTATTCCGGGGTGTCGAGGGCGCTGCGGGCAGCGATGCCGAGAAGGGCGCTTTCACCCTTTGCGGTCACCTGTTCGCCATCGCCCGTGCCAAAGCAAAGACCACCGAACGGGACGGCACCCTTTGCGAGACGGGAGTCAATCTGATGAGTGGGAGTGAGGCCGACCAGTTCGCCCGGCAGGCCCTTGTCCATATTACCATAAGCAGCCATGATTAGGCCTCCTTGTTGTTTTTGGGTTCATCTTTCCAGGCGCCATCCATGCGGGCGTTGTATGCCTTGCGGGAGGCTTCGAGTTTTTCCTGGGCAGAGTATTCGTGGTTCTGGGGAGGAATGTCGGCGGCATCCTTGCGGCTCTTGTCATCGCCCTTCGTGGCGCTGATTTCGCAGGCGCAGTCGAAGCGGGCGTTGATGTAGGCATCATCCTTGCCGTCAAGATTTGCGCTCGGGAATACCTTGGAAATCACGGCCTTCTTGATGTCGGCGTCGGCCATGTCGGCCTTGACTTCCACGCCTGCGGCGGTAGCCTTTCCAACAAGGTCAAGGCGGCTCTGCACGGCGCTGTCAATCTTGCCCGGCATTTCCTTTTCCATCGCGTCGATGCGTTCCTTGAGGGAGTCGCGCTCGGCTTCGACGGTGGACTTCTCGGCCTTGAGGGCATCCTCGGCAGCCTTGGCATCCTCGCGCACCTTGTTGAGTTCCTTTTCAAGGCCGTCGGCGCGATCGACTGCCTTGTGGTAGGCGGCAATTACCTGGGGCTCCGCCTGGTAATCAGCCCCGTCAAGGTGAATTTTGTCCATCTTGTCCTCGTTGTTCTTGTTTGCTTCATGCTTGTTCAGGTCGGGGAGAGTCGGCGTCCCTGCGGCATCCATGCGGATAGAATTGCCGTCGCCTGCGCGGGGGACGGGAACGAGAGCCACGTGGTTGTAGCGGATGTTGCGCTGGATGCAGTCGTACTTCATGCCCATCCAGGTGCCGCTCGTCCATTCGATGTCGCAGACGTATCCGCAGGAAAGCGAGCGGGCGGTGCCGTTCTCGACGGCCTCGATGCCATCCGGCCTCGTTGCGGAAAGGGAGACATATACGCGGTAGGAGTCGCTCGATACATCAGAGCCGACGGTGCCGACTTGGAGTTCCCCGATATTCTCCGGGGTAACGGCCTCGTCGGGATGAAGGAGCGTGAGCGGCTTCATGCGCAGCGTGGCGAGGGACTCTTCATTGAATACTTCTTCGGGCAGGCGCAGCTCGCGGCGTTCCGAACCGTCCGGGTTGCGGTAAGTAAAGACGCCGATGGAGGTGACGGGAGCGCGGGCTACGAGGAAACCTTCGGCGGTTTTTTCTGCCGGGCGCGTTGCATAGTCGATGGCGTCCTCGTACCAGTCGAGGCGGTTCTGGGATGCCTGCAAAGTCTCTTTTTTATTCGTCATACCCAAAATATAACTTTATTTTAAGAAAATAATAACAAATTTTTAAGAAAAATGTATAAAAAATAGCCTTGAAAATGACAAATTGCCATATTCAAGGGCGAGTTAGAGGGGAAAATGCCTCTCGGTCTATTGGATTTCGTCCTCCGGATACTCGATTTCCTCGAGGTATTCCGCGAGAACGTCCGTCTGCGGAAGCTCCCGCAGGGCATCGAAAAGGGCATCCAGGTCCGAGCCTTCCTTCACCTTGTAATCGGAGCCGTTGCGGCTGAATACATAGGCGTCGGCCCAGCGGTTCCAGACAATAGAGTAGCCATAGAACAGGCAATAGTCCTCGACTTCAGGGCTAGATGTCAGTTCTTCCATCGTCATAGTTCGGCCTCCTTGATGGCATCGAGCACGAAGTCCCGAGCCGTCGGAAGATATTTGTCTAAAATATAATTCTTTTTCTTGCTCGGGGACCCAAGAATTTCAAGAATTTCTGCAAAAGCCTCCGTCGATGCGTTGGAATAGTCTTCGCGCCAGTATCTTTCGCCATGCCCATATCGCCCGAACGATCCCGCATGGCCGGTCGAAGCCTCGAACATGTCGGATATGCCGCCGAAGATGGCTTCCTCGTCGTCGGCCTCTTTTGCAACTGCGAGCAGCTCGCGGAATGACTTGGAATACTTGTCGATTTCGAGAAGGGAACTCCTGGATATCATCGTCTCGGTTTTTTCAAGCAGGAATTCGAGCACTACCTTGTCGTTCCCCTTGGCGATGGCCTCGAAGATTTCTCTAGGGGCTGCGGAGTTCAGGAGGGCGATGTTCAGGGCGCGGATGCGGTCGTCCTCGTGGCCCTTGCGCACGATGTTGAGCCAGTCCCAGCGGAAAGTCGAGGTGTCGGCCATTACGCGGGAAAGTTCCTCGCGGGTGCTCTTTGGGATGCCCTTCAAGAGCTCGCGGAACATTTCCGGACGCTCGGCCTTTGCCGCCTCGTAAATCGGGGTTATCATGTCGTCGCGCACGATTTCAGCGAGGGTCCGGTTTCCGTACTTTTCAAGGCGGGAATAGGAGATGAGCTTCGCGCCCCTCCGCTGCCCGAGCCTCGCATCTATCGCGTGGCCCATCTCATGCAGGAGCACCGAAGCCGAGCGCTGGTGGTCTTTCCGGAAATAGCCCGGAACCTGGATGTACTTTCCATACGGAGAATAATAGGCCTTCGTGCCTTTCTCGATATTCGTCAAAAATCCGGTAAAGGTAGAGGAATAGCACTTGCGCACTGTCGGGTCGAGGTTGGAGAAGCGCGAGAAGGCATCTTCCATCCAGTCCTTCTTGAATTTAGCCGTTACCGGGAACTGCGCATTGAGCGAGTCGGCAAAGACCTTCTCGCTCTTGAGAATTCCCACGTCTACTTCTGGCGCGGGTTCTTCCTCGATGGCGGCAGGCACTTCGACCGGCTCCGGTTCGGGCAGGTCGGAGGCCGCGACATCTTCGAGTTCGTCCCAGTTCGGGACGGCTACGCAACGGCACATAATCGCCATGCCTGGGTGGAAATACGGCGCGTCGGGAGCCCTCTTCACCCATTCGCCGTTCTCGAACCAGACCGTCGGGTCGTCCCATCGGCAGAGCTTTCCCTGCATCATGAAGTGGCTCGGGATGGCGTTCGCATATCGCCCGGTCGGGTTGCCCCTCACGCGCTCGTCCTGGGCCGTATCCCAGATGTACGTTTCGAGGCCTGCGTCTGCCATGCGGCCCTGCGTGAGCGAAGAGTTGAGCTTCGCCGTCTGGTCGCGTGCGATGATGCGGGCGCGGCGGTAGCTTATGCCAGGAAGGTCGGCGTTTATCATCGCCGTCACTTCCCTTGCATTTCTGCCTGCTTTCACGCCGTCACGGATGCGGCGGGCCACGGTGTCGAGCATATCCTGCGAGGCCTTCGATATTAGCGTGACCTGCTCGCGAGCCCATGTATCGAGCACGTTCTTCACCCACGGCTCCTGGTCCTGGAAAGCCTCGCCGATGGCGATTTTCTTGAACGCGTCCAGCTCCTTCTTGTTGAAAGCGTCAAGCGAGCGGGCGATGTTCACGATGGCTCCGAGCGCAGGGCCGCTCGTTCCCGGCTCCGGTTCGAGGTCGGCAAGGGCATCCTCTCGCGGCACCATCATCGGGACCGCGATGGCGGCATATTCATTCCAGCGCTTCGTCATGAAGCGGTTTATCGCGGACGTATATTGCCGCTCAAGAGCGAGAGGATACTTCCACTTGCGCACCTTGAGCCTGCGCAATTTTGCGCGGGTCATGCCGCCCGCCCTTTTCAGGTCGTCGATGAACTTGCTTGTAGGGATCATGAATTATGCCCCCTGCCCGCCTTGTTCGCCTTCGAGGTTGAAATCGGGCGGAAGCTCGTCATCGACGCTCGTATCGAGCGCATAGCCTCCGACAAAGCGGTTCTTCCTCACTTCTTCCTGGCTCAAGACTCCCGCCTCCATGTAGTTCTTGTCGGTGCGGCTTTGGATTTCGCGGGTCTCGGCATCGGCCTTCTGGTCGCGCTTCGAAAGCGGGTTAAAGTTAATCGTGAGCGTTTCTTCCGATGTATCGACCACCTTGAGGCTAGCGTTCATAATCATTAAGAGCTGCAAGAGCGGCGGCAGCAACTGCGACTTCTGCAAGCCTGCGACATAAGAGTTGAAATTGTCATCGTCGCCCTGCCCGGTAGCATTCATGCCAGCGGCGCTGCGACCGAAGAGAAGGGTCACGGGTATGCGGTAGGAGCCAGACACACTCATGGCCTGCCGGTCCCAAATTTCGGGAAGGCCCGCAAAAGAGAAATTCTCGCGGGTGCAGTCCTCGCCTTCGCCAAGCATCACGCCGTTGATGATGCTCTTCTGCTCGTCGATGGCTTCCATGCGGGTCTCGATGGACTTGTAATCATTCTCGGCCACAAGCTGCTCAAGGTTCGACATCTTGTATTTAACGATGGAGCATTCCTTGACAAGGTGGGAAATTCCCTGCACCGTGGTTCCGAAGTGGTGCGCATCTTCCAGGCCTTCATAAATCGCAGAGAGACCCCAGAAGCGCTCGTAATCGAGCCAGCCGGGGAAGGCGGCATCGACTATCGTGCTCGACTTGAAGAGCAGGCAGCGCGAGGCGTGGACGGTAAAGAAAGAGCCCGAAGCGGTGCGCAGGATGTAGCGCTCATATTTTTCGAAATAGAGGGACTCGGGCATCTTGACCGTTTCCATCATGCCGAGCATGACGCGGGTACGCGGGTAGACTCGCAGTTCGCGGATTTTGCCGCCCTTGGACGGGTCCCACGGCGTTTCCCATTCTCCGGCACCGGCAACGTCAAGCACGATGATCGCGCCGCCAAAGATGCGAGTCCAGCGCAGCGCCTGCGTGAAAGCCGCCGGGCCGTTCAGCGCATCGAAAGCCTTGTAAAGTTTGCCGTCGTCGTTCTCGACCTCAAAGCCGTTCTGCATCATCTTTTCTGCAACGATGTTCACGGCATTCTTGATGCGCCCGTCGGTATAGTAGAGCGCCTCAAGCTGCACGTCCACCATGCGCGGGAAACCGGGCACGGAGTCGACGGGGAGCGAGGACTTGTCCTTGCGGGAACCGATGCCCGCAAGTATGTTCTTCCAGGCATCGACGCGGAAAAGGCTAGAGATGTTTTTCATGGTTCGTTGTCCTTATTTTATCTTAAACTTTTTTTAGGTATAGAGGGCGCCTGGGCCGCCTCCCTTGTAGAAGGCCTGCCGCAGTAGCGAGGATGCGCTGTCCGGCGCGTCTCGCGGGTCCTGCCCCGGCCTGAAGTCGTTTATCTGGTTCAGGTAGTTCGGGTCGGTATTCGGGTCCCAGACAATGCGCTGCCAGTATTTCTTCAGGAAAGAAACGATCTTGATGTCCTTGTTCATGCTTTCGGAATACGCGTGCACCGTGGGGAAGCCCGGAATTTTCTTGAGGTCTCCAGCCGCCATGCCCTTGTCGGGGTTCTTCTCGATATGGAAGTTGCGAACGTTGCGCGAGCGGCATTCCCTCGCGAAGTCCATCTTGCAATCTTGGAATGTTCCCGCGAAGGTCTTGCCGTAAGCCTGGATCTTGCCGTCGGGTCGCTCCGCCATGATGGTGAGCGCGTTGGTGCATGAGCCGTCCCACGCGGCGTCCATGTGGCCGTGCACCCGCGTGGGCCGGATAGTCCAGTCCCAATCGCCGTAAATCGGCTCGTCGAAAATCTGCCCCTCGTCCTTCACGCTCGTATCGAGCATGTAGTTTATGGCAAAAAGCGACGCAGTCGTGGTCGCCCGCTTTTCGGCAAGTTCCTCGGCGCTCAAGATATTCGTGTCCTGCGGCCTATACTTTACCGCGTTCGGGATGATGAGCTTTCCAGCGTCGTTCTTCATTGCCCAGGCATCGTCATAGTGCCACGGAGTGCCGACAAAGAGGCAGTTCTTGCCGGGGTCGATGATGTTCGTCATTATTTCGAGAACGCCCTGCTTCACCATTTCGCGGTGTGCGCGTGAGAGCCTGTCCTTGATCGTGATAATATCGTCGCAAAGGATGCGGTCGTAATGTCGGCCAGTGGGCACCTGGTTGATGCCGTATGCGTCGATGGAGCCTTCCTTCGTGATGGTGCGCTTGAAGTCGTACGTGACCGAGCCGAAGGGGGCGCGGACCTCGCTCGGGGCCTTGCCGTGAAGGTAAGCGAAGAGCGACTGGATGGCGGGGTTCCTCATGTAGGCCTTGATGGTCTCGAGGGTGGATGCAGCCTCGGTCCATGTCTCGCGCACGAGCGCGATGCGTTCGGACGGATGGAAAAGCAGATAGTAGACGATGCCCACCTCGGTGATGGCGGTCGTCTTGTATGCTCCACGATGAGCCATGAGCGAGAAGTGCCTGCCGCCCGGGGAGTCCCAGACCATCTTGCACCAGTCGGAGTGTAGTGCCTTTAGCTTCGTCTTTCCTACCATGTGGCCCAAGAGGTGCGGGTAGTCGCGCACCCTTTCGACCAAATTCGGAGTCCATTGGAAAGCCATGACCGCAGCACCTCAAGAACAAGAAAATTGTGTCATCCGAGGCCGGAAAAAACCGTGATGGAAGGCTCTGCCGGAGCGGAGCCGCCTTCGCCGTTCGTGTGTAATTCCGCATCGCCCACCGCAGGAGCCTCGACCTGCGGTGGCGGTTCGACCTTGCGCCCCTGCGCGAAGAGCGTGGAGAGCATGAGCTCGGTGTCGGGCGTCATGGATGTAGCGGAGCCCTCGTCATCGTCCCGGAACTTCATTCCCGCAAACTCCGCGATCTTGAGCAGGCGGTCGGGCTCGCCGTCCTTGAGCGCCTTCAGGAGGGCGCGGTAGAAGATGAGCTTGTCAACCCTTTCGAGGCGGGTAATCTTGATGCCGAGGCCCTTGAGCGTCTGGTATAGCGGCTCGGGGACCTTGATGCGCTCGGTGACGGTATTCTTGATGTCCTCAAGGAGCATCGCCTTCTGGTTCTTCTTTTCCCTTCTGGCTTCGGCACTGCGCTTGCCGAGCATGACTGCCGTTTCGTGGTCGTGCACGGGTATAAGATTTTTTCTGCCGTCGTATTTTGCTTTAGCCATATTCCGTTCTCCAGCGAAAACAAATTAGAGCGTGAAGCTGGACTTGCACCAACATTTCGCCGCAGGAATGCGGCGCGTTCTAGCTTGAACTACTCACGCTAAAAAAATGTTTATCATTTTTCGCCCTTATACATACCTGCCCCGATTTCATTTATTCGAGAGAACGGAATAATTGGAACTTTCAACCTGGACTTGTAGGCGGGGTCGATGAAGTAAATATACCTCATTTGGAAGCCCTTGAGGATTTTTCCACCCGCTTTTTCCACATATTTCTTGAAATTGTATGTCCCGCCGGTCACCGAGAAGAACGTGCCCCCCCCCAGTTCCTTCCTTGGAGTAAGGGGGTTCGACTTCAAGGTCATGCAGTGCACCTTCTCGCCGTTCGGCAATTCGCAAAGCTCGGAGTTCTCCTTGATGTCGGTCAGGACGAAGTTCGATGCGCGATAAATCGTTCCGTCGCCGCAGGAGCATCCGTCAGCGAATGAAATTATCCACTTTATCTGGGGAGCCCTTTTCTTGATGAGCCTGATGCTCTGCCCGATGCAGCGGCTCTCGCTATTGCGCGGGAGGTATTCGTCGAACGCCATGCGGTTCAGTTCCAGGAACTCGTTCCAGCCGGTGCCTTCGACGAGGCCCATGATTTTCCTCTTGTCGAGGCTCGGGCCGTAGCTCATAACGCCGTGCAGTCCGCCATCAAGGAACGCCCCGAAATGCAGGCAGGAATTGTTCACTACCTTGCCCGAATAATGGTGCGCCTTGATAAACGGGTTCGCTATCGAGGACGGGATGACCTTTAGTTCGATTTCTTTTGCTCGACCCATTGACGCACCACCTCGTAAATCCTGTTTCCGTTCTCGTTCACGTTCCCGAAAGTTTCATCCGGGTCCTCGACCTGCTTGAGCGCGTTCTCGATAAACGCCTTCTGCTCTTCGGCAAAGGTCAGGGTCCATTGTGTAATGTTGCTTTTCTCGCCATCTGGGAGACTGAATTCGTCGTTGAAATCATCGGCGCTTATGTCGTCATCCTCGAAACCGAAATCGCCCATGTCGATGTCCGAAATCTCCGCAATCTCGCCAAGCTCGCCGCCGAGCAGGTTCATTTCCCACTCGGAGAATTCCGCGACCTTGTTATCCGCGAGGCGCAGCGCCTTCGCCTGGGCCTCGGTGAGATCGTCGGCCACGATGCAGGGCACCTCCGCCATGCCGAGGGACTTGGCGGCCTCGAGGCGCGTATGGCCCGAAATTATGACGCGGTTGGAGTCGATGACGATGGGCTGCTTGAAGCCGAATTTTTCGATGCTCGCCCGGACGTATTTCACCGCCTCGGCGTTTTTTCGGGGGTTCTTTTCGTATGGCCGGACCTCGGAAACGGGCAGCATGACGATAGACCTTGCTGCCTTTCGCTCGGAAGTCGGGGCTGATTTTTCGGTTTTAGCCATGATTTTTTCCTGATTTTAGAGACTTTGTAGCAAAAATATAACTTTTTTATAAGCAAAAAGACAAGAAAAAGCGCAGGAACCGAAAAATAAGTTTGCGCGTAAGAAAAATGTAAGAAAAATATAAGCATTTTTCTATTGCATACTTTGCATAAATTATATACATTTACAACGTAAACAACCAAGAAAAGAGGTAAACAAAATGGAAAACGAAATCGTAAAATTCGAAGCCGGGAAGACCTACTACTACCGCTTTATTTCCTCCTACGATACCGTGGTAAAATGCACCATCATCAAGCGCACCGCCAAGACCATCACCTTCAAGGATGACTGCGGCGAGAAGATGACGCGCCGCATCTACATCCTCGACGGCGTGGAGAAGGTGGACATCGGCCACTACTCCATGGCCCCGAGCCTGGGAGCCGACCGCAACGCCGAAGACCTCGAAGAAGCCGAAAAGAAGGCCGAGGAAGCCAGGGAAGAGGCCGAGAAGCAGGAAGAAGAAGGCCGCCAGAACGCCCGTGAAACTGCGCAGAAGGTAGCCGAAGGCGCGGTGGCCCTCTTTACCGCCATGCACCCGATCAAGGAAGGGCAGCCGACGGTAAGAATCGGAAATTCGGAAATGTGGGGCCTCCCCGGCTTCCGCGACGCCGACATCGAGGTAAGCGTAAAGGCTGCGGACCTCATCCTGGGCACCCTCGACATGTGGCAGCACGAAATCCGCGAAAAGAGCGATTTCTTCGGCTGGTATCACAAGACCGACTTCACCATCTGCTATACCGACGAAAACGGCGAAGAAGGCACCTACCAGGGCCGCTATGACATCGGGGACGGCGAAGGCGGGCTCCTGAACCATATCCGCAACTTCGGTGAATGGCACCGCACCCACGAGGAATTCGGGAAGGAAAAGAAGACACCAGACGAGACGAACGAGATACTGGAATTCGTGAAGATGCTGGAGAAGGCCGCATAAATCCACAAAATCGACAAGAAATCAACAGCCCCCGAAAAGGGGCTTTTCTTGTGCATGGTGAGGGAAAGAGAAAACCCGGATGTGGAGGACATCCGGGCAAAGCGAAAAAAACCTACAAAAGGAGAACAAAGAGGAATATAACCAATTTTCCGGGAGCCGTCAAGGGGCAGGGGCGAAAAATTCAATTTTTTTTCTATGCGTATATTCGGGTTGACGCATATAAAGTCAGTCGCACAGAAGAGGGGCCAGGAGCGCGGTCCGTGATTTCCCGATGACGGGGAGGGCCATGAGAAGAAAATCGACCAGGGCGCACCGGGCGCAAAACGGCGGCATCATTTTCGTGGAGTCACGAAAAAGGTAGATTTCAACGCGCCTCCCCATATACCCTGTGTGAAGATGAAAACGAAGATTAAAACAAAAATCAAAGTTAAATGGAATGAAATGGAATTAAATGAAATGGAATGGAATTAGATGGAATGAGATTAAATGGAATGGTATTAAATGGTTGAACCCCCTTGCAACCCCCTTGCAACCCCCTTGCAACCCCCTTGCAACCCCCTTGCAACCACGAAAA